GCCGTAAGCACCGGCGGGACCCCCGGCCCCATCTCCGTTGCCATTGCGGTTGACGGTGAGCCGCTCCCGTCCTCCGTTGCGACGGTGACGCCCACGGTTGCGGGGGCATTTTTTAACGTGGCTGCATCCGAGTACGTTGACGTTACAAAGGGTTGCTGCGCGTCGCTGTCCATCCGCAACGTTAGTGGCGAGGCCATTGACGTGAGCAACGCGAACCTTATCATTACCAGAGTTTGCTGAGAAAGGAGAACACAATGGGAATGAAATCTATGTATGAACTGCGGGATATGCTCTGCAAGGAGCTGGAAGAAATCACCCGCAAGGGCGAGCTGGGCGCCGGGGATCTGGACATTGCCCACAAGCTGACGGACACCATCAAAAATATCGACAAAATCGAGGCAATGGACGAGCACGGCTATTCCGGGCGCTATCTGGATGATGACCTGCGTGGCTATGGCCGTGGCAGCTCCTATGCCCGTCGGCATTACGTCCGTGGCCATTACAGCCGCACGGACGCCACTGAGCATCTTCGTAGCCAGATCAACGATATGATGCGGGAGACCGACGATGATTGCATCAAGGATGCCCTACGCCGCGCAATGGACATGATGGAGGACTAAGGGGGTAGGCCCCAATGATTGATGAGCGAGAATTGGCGCTATGGATCAAGCGGTTAGAAACAGAGGAGTCCAGCTGGGCGAACTATGAAAAGCTGGCGGCATTGTATACCATCCAAAACCAGAACCGGGAGCCGGTGAGGGAAAGCCGTATGGTTGAGGCGTATTCTGCGGCTCCCGCGCCTGACAGCGAATTCCTCCGGGCGGTATCTAACGTTGGCCCAGCCCGTGCGTGGGAGGTCATGGACGAGCTGATGGACAGCTTGAAAGTGGTCAACGAGCGGGTTTACAATAGCGTCATGCGGAAATTGGAAAGCTAAATTTAACCCCTCGGCAAATGCCGGGGGGTTAGTTATATTTTAATGTTAGTGTTGTGACGTGAAAATAAGACTAACTAGGCGTTACAAAAAACGCACCGTCATTGTCTGCGTCGATGCGCTGGATCGTGCGTACCCAAAATTCCTTTTTTGCCTTCCGGTCTAAATCAGGATATTCCTTCAATTCCCGCCGTAAGGTTTCAAGATCAAATTCTTTTATAGGCTCTGGGTTTATTGCCGCAAGCTGCCGCTTCAAGTCCGTATAGTCTTTTTTGTATTCCTCGATTTCGATCAAATCCGACAGATACAATTCTTTTAGCTTTTGCATTTTCCGTTTGATTTGCTCCGCCGTTTTGGGCGGCTTTTTTTCTGCGGTTTTTGATTTGGAGTAATACTTTTTTGCGATCCCCTCAAATTCGCGCAAGAGGTAATCCTCCAGCACATCTTCTCGGATTCTGAGAATGTGCGGACAGTCGGCTGGGTCAAGTGTGTGCGTTCTGCATCGGTAGTACTTGTATACTTTCTTTACAGTCTCCGGCTGCATATTTCTCCCGCACTCCCGGCATCGGAGAATTCCGGTAAACAAATATATTCGATCCGCACTGGCGTTCCGTTGGCTTCGCCGTTCCAGGATTTTTCCAGCAAGGTCGAAGGTTTCTTGATCGACAAGCGCTGGCAATACGTTTTCCACGCCGAACGCCTCACCTAAGTACAATCGATTCGACAACGCATCCTTGTATTTGTTGTACGAGCGTTTGATCCCCCACTCCGTTGCCATATACCGCCTTAGTGCAAGGATGCTTTGCAGCCGTATAAAGGCAGGGAACATATCTCGTGCCGCATCAGCGGTTTCTTCATCAATGGCGTAGTGCCGGTCTTTCACGCAAATACCGATAGGTGTTCTCCATGTGGTAGGCTGGCCCTTCAATCGCTTGCCTTCGTTAATGGCCTTGATTCGCTCGCTGGTGCGGTCAGCTTCGTCCTGTGCCACCGACAGCATGATATTCACCTTTAGCCGCCCGGATGCCGTGCGAGTTTCGTAATCTTCCCGCGTGGCCTGCCATGTGACGTGGCAGCGGTCTAATTCTTCCTGCACGGCGTAGTATCCGGCTACGCTGCGGAACCAACGGTCCAGCTTGACAAATAAAATTGTGTCGATCTTCCCATCCTTGCAATCTTCCAATAAGCGCAGAAGTGCTGGGCGTTGCCGGTACGGCTTTCTTGCGGATATTCCAGCATCCTCATATACGCCGACAACCTCCATACCGTTGTCTGCGGCATACGCCAACAAGGATTCCCGCTGATCCCCCAATGACAGGCCGTGCCGTGCCTGTTCTTCCGTCGAGACGCGGATATATAGTGCGACTCTCATATTATCCCCTCCAAAATCCGTAATTGGCGCAGCGAATATCTACCCACACGCACCAGACGAAGAGACCGACGATCAATAGCGACAAACCGAGTATGATCCACCTGTATAGTTTTACGGAATGACGTAGGTTATTCAGCTCCGTCTCCATCAGGCCGATGGTCTTCCGCTTATTTTCAAGGCGGTGTTCCAGCCCATCCTTTTCCGCCTGCAAGGTTTCTTCTGTGACGGTACAGTGATCGCCAATACCAAAAAATGCGTCCAAAGACACCCCCAGTGCCGCACAAATACCAGCTGTGGTATAAAGGGCCGGGGATTTGGACGCATGGGCGAAGAAATTATTAACGGTGGAGAGGGGAATGTTTGAAGCATCGGCAATGTCCTGAGCCGTCATGTTGAGGGCGGCTCTTTTTTCGCGGCATAAGTCTTGGATCGTCAAAAAATCGGCCTCCTGTATTAAGTTTGTAAGATATGGGCAGACGCAATCTCAAATCTGGTTCGGCAGTATACTGTCCGTTTCCCACATTTGGTCATTGCGCTGCCCAACCAAGTTTTGCTATGGTTACATCACGGCAAGCCAATCCCCCCAAGGCTTGCCCTCCGGCCCTCGCCGTTTGTTGCAGAGGCGGCGAGGGCTTTAGTTACTTATTGCTTCTCAAGTTTTACGGTCTGCGTAACTCCCATGGCAGACACTTCGTAACTGATTACGCCGTCCTGATAAGTAAACGTCTTTGTGTCATCGCCGCTGGCGAGAATTGCCATATCGGTCTGATCTTTATCATTTTCCGATTCCCAGGTGTACGGCTCATCCGCCGTGGTAGGGGCTTCGAAAGAACCGGCCCAATAGAGGGCTTTGGTTTCTCCGTTATCAGACACCCAATACACCTCAATGGCATCTCCGGCAATAGTAGCGGCCTGCCATGCGTCATCTGCATTGCTGTTTGTCTGCTTCCACTCTCCAACGAGATCGGGTGGAGTTACCGGCTCGTTTTCTGGCTCGGTCTGATTCGTTTCCCCACAGGCGGTTAACAGGCCGAGTGCGAGAACCGAAGACAGCGCAATAAGCAAAAACTTTTTCATCTCAACTCTCCATTTTCTTATATTTTCGACTGCACAAAGTGCAATAATCGACATATAGCCCCGTTACTACAATTATTTGGAGGGACACAAAATGTTGTGTAATGACGTAAAATGTGATACAATAGAGTATCAAGAACTGCTGGCAGAAGCCATTGACTTGATTCAAAAGTTATCTGATGAACAACTGCTGAAAATCATGGAGGCTTTAAAATGAAAATTTGGGCGATCAGTAAAGAAGGCGAATCCGAGCGGGAAATCGGCATCGAATGTGACGCTTCGGAACGCGAAGCTGCAATGGCAGACTTATACAAGATGGCAAAGAACTTGTTTACCGGGGAACTTGAACTATTCTGGAAAGAGGGCGAAGCTGGAAAGGCTACGTTTTAACCGTTGGCCTTTCGCTTGCGCTCAATTATGGCATCTAACTGTATCAAAATGTTTTCATAGCCAGATGAAGTTCTGACAATCATCCGGCTTAGTTTGTCAACCTCTGTCGCCATTTCTCCGGTTGCCTTTGCCCGATAAATGGCAACGGCATTGGTGGCGTCCTGAAATCCCTTTGGGGAAGGCCATTTCGCATAAAGGGTAACGGCAGCGGCCATGCTGTCAAATTCCGTGTCGCAGGCCGTTTCTTTTTCATGCGCCCAAATTGTTTGCAATTTCTTGATTTCGGCCTTTGCCGCTTGCTTTGCGACAATCCATGCGACAAATCCTGAAATTAGAGCGCAACCGATAGAAATAAATGCTTCTTTCATTTTCCTTCCTCAAAAGCAGCGCGCCCCATTTTCACAAAACGTTCCAGCTTATCTGGCGGCAGCGATAACACAAATTGAATAGCAGCTTGCTGTAATTCTGAGTAACCCTCGATCTTCGGATCGGGGGTTTCTTTTATGCTCTTATCTTCCGTTTTGCCCTGGAGCCATTCAACGGATACGTGGTATAGTGCCGAGACTTGGTAGATGTAATTCTTGTATGATTCCGAATTCCCGGCAATCCAATCAGAAACAATGTGACCGTCCTTAAATCCTATCGAACGTGCAAATTGAGACAATGCTCCGTGCTTAAAGTTTCCGTTTTCTTTTTTGGGGATTAAAGTCAACATTCTCTCTAGCGTTATATCCATATTTAGCCCCCAAATTTTGTGCAACCATACAAAACGGTTTAATTAAACCAATTAGGTATTGCAAACGGTTTGAATGTGAGGTATCATATACCTAAGCCCACCGGAAAAGGGTACACGAAAACCAGCCCCCATAAAAGCGGCTCTTGCAATGTCTTTTGGCGATTTCATTGTAATACGCTTTCCGGGTCGTGTCAAGTGTGATTTCTCACATTCATGAGGTTTCGGCGGGTATTGACTGCGGCAGAGATAAAAAAACCGCCCCGAAGTCTCTGCAACAAACTTCGGGGCGGTTGGAAGCGAACTCGTTTGCTAAATGGAATACCCCTCTGCAACAGAGTACGCCATTTGGCGCGTAGTTTAACTCCCATGCTTACCATACCACATATTTCTGCCGCAGTCAATGATTTCTCACACCGAAAGGAGGGCACATGACTTGGCATTGAAGGAACTTCGAGAACGTTCCAACCTGACCCGTGCACAGGTAGCAAAGAAACTGAATGTGGACTTGTCCTGTGTGACGCATTGGGAGCTGGGTGACTGGCGACCGGCACGGAAGTACCACAAGAAGCTGGCGAGGATGTACGGCGTGACGGTGGACGAACTGTTCGAATCCAGCGATGGGGAATAAAAAATGCCCCGTCCGGTGTTGCAGACCGGGCAGGGCGGCGGAACAAATCTTAGGCTCAGATATGTATCCTGTCGCTATTTTAGCACAGGGGAAAGGAAAAGGCAATGGCGAAGAAACGAAAAATCGAATACCGGGTGATCTGGGTGTCTCCGCCTGACCCGGTGAAGATCATGACGGAGTTCGGCAAGATCTGGTCGAGGGAGCATGGCCTTGAGTTTGACGGTGTTTACACCAAAGAGGGGGACATCAAACAATGAGCTGGAACCTGTTTTTTATGATCCTGGGCGTGGCGTATGCGGCCACTTGGGTATTCAAGATCGTAGATTTCATCGAAGGAGGGAATCCGCATGAGAAAGCATGACCGGCGCACCAGAGAGCAGCGGAAGGCGGACGCCTCCGCATGGATGGGCTTTATGAGTTTTCTGGCCCTGCTGCTGATCACCATTGCGTATATGGTGGTGAGCGCGCGATGAACAGAAAGAACCGGCATGAGCGCTTTCCGCTGGATCTCTGCCCGGTCTGCGGCATGGACAGCGGTGAGCGGGTGCAGTCCACGGACGCACCGTTTAAGCACTATGTACGGTGTTCCACCTGCGGCGCTATCACAGCGGGTTACGCCCAGCAATCCAACGCCACGAAAGCGTGGAAGAGAGGGGATGCGTGGAAATGAAGATCTATCCGGTGTGCGCAAGATGTTCCATCGTTATGAACCCCAATGCGTTTGACGATGTGGCTCCGGGGTTTTTGATCAACGGCGAGTGCTACTGCCCGGAGTGCGCGAAAGATTGGCTCAAGGATGAAGTTGACAGCGATCCGGAAGCCGTGGCGCGGGCCATGGGGATCGCGATCATCGACATCCCGGAGGACTGATATGAACCAGTGTGAGCGGATCTTGAAGTATCTGGATGAACACGGCAGCATCACACGGGCCGAGGCCATGAGCGAGTGCGGCATCGCCAATTTCACGGCGCGGGTCTCTGACTTGCGGCGGGACGGCGTGGCGCTGGACGTGGAGACGGTCACACAGAAGAACCGCTATGGCGAGACTGTGCGGTTTGCGAGATATAGGAGGAAAGAAAATGGCACTGAAATCATTTAACGAGTTAATTAAAATCGATGTGCGTCCACAATGCGATACGCGGGATGCCAAAGACGAAAACGGGAAGACAATCAAAGTCCCGTATTTGAGTTGGGGCAAATGTGTGAAACTGCTGCACGAAAACGGAGCGAATGATGTGTGGTATGCGCCGGTGGAGTGCCCAACCACTCACACTTATCTTTGGCCCCAAGCAAAAGTGTCCACCAGCAAGGGGCGCGATACGGAATGCTGGTTTGTGCGGGTGTTGATTCACATTGATGATTTGGAATTTGTATACGATACGCCGCTGCTGAATGGATCCTTGGTGGTTTACACTGACACTCTGAACCAGCTGCGGATTAACAATGCCCTTGCCAGAGCATTCGTGAAGGGCGTTGCCATCAGAACCGGTCTTGGATTTGACTTATGGGCGGAATCTGATGCGGATGACGGCGAGGATGATTTGAGCCGCCATAGCATCTGGGCCATTAAGGAGAGACTGGAAAGGCTGATTACGGCAAAAGAGCAGCGGGGCCTTGACCACAAAGATCTGCTACACGCGCTGAATATCAACGAAAAGCAGCTTGGAACGATGCTTGGATATTTCGCAACGATTGATAAGCTGGAAAAGGCTGTGATGCAGCTATGATCCACAACCATGACCGGAGCGGATGGTTTGGCGCGTCAGACACAGCAATCATCATGGGCCGGTGGGACACAGAGACGTTTCGCCGCTGGTGGCTGCAAAAGATAGGTGTACGCACAGACCATTTCACAACGCCAGCAATGCAGGCAGGGACGGCCTATGAGCATCGGATTTTGTCTGCAATCGGCGTAAGTACGATGGACAGGCAAATCCGAATACGGAGATATCGGCTGCGGGTAAATTATGACGGTGAGTTTCCGGATACGATCATTGAGGTAAAAACCTACGGGAAACCGGTATTTAAGGTCAGCAAAGCATATTGGCAACAATGCCAGGTTGAAATGTTTGCCAGCGGCTACGGTTTTTGGAGACATCGGAAGCGATGCAATATTGTGGCATACCGTTTGACTGAGGCCGAAATGCAGAATTACTTTATTGCGGTGGACACCCGGCGATTATCCAGCCATGAAGTCCAGTATGATGAGCGTTGGGTGAGAGACGCGTATTTGCCAAGGCTTCAGTATTTGGCAAGATGCTTGCGGACAGGGCATTGGCCCAGCATGGAGGAATTTTATGGAGCGGGTTAATTCCACATCGTTCCGCTGGACGATGGATGCCGCCGGTGATTGGTTGTGCATCCAGACCAACAAGGCGCGGCAGGTGCTTGGCGCACTGAAAGAGGGTCAAGTCTATGACGTGGAGATCAAAGAACACCGGGAGAAGCGGAGCCTCGATGCGAATGCGTACTTCTGGGTTCTGGTTGATCGGCTGGCCGAAAAGATCCGAATTCCCAAGACGGATATTTACCGGAGATACATTCGGGAGATCGGCGGCAATCATGAAATGGTCTGCGTGATCGATTCAGCCGTGGAAAAGCTGCGGAACGGGTGGGAACACAATGGGCTTGGCTGGCAGACGGATACCATGGCAAGCAGGATCCCCGGCTGCACCAACGTGATTTTGTATTACGGCTCCAGCACCTACAACACCCGGCAAATGTCACATTTGATCGATATGGCAGTGCAGGACTGCGTGGAGCAAGGTATCGAGACCCTGTCTCCGGACAAGCTGGCGGGGATGATGGAGGAATGGGGATGCACAAAATGACAAAGGCCACGTCCATTTCGCAATCCGTGAAGGTTGTTGTATGGGCGCGGGACAATCACCAGTGCGTGATTTGCGGGTCTCCCGCAGGTGCGCCGGTGGCCCATGTGGTACGGCGTTCGCAGGGCGGCAGAGGGATCGAGCAGAATATTGCAACCCTCTGTCCCCACTGCCACCGCCTGTTTGACGAGGGACCATTGAGAGACCGCGAGCGCATCTACGTGCGGCTGGTGGCGCACCTGAAAGCATTTTACCCGGATTGGAACCGGGAGGACATGATTTACAGAAAGGGCGAACATTTATGCTGAACAGAATTATTGTGATGGGCCGGATGACCCGTGACCCTGAATTGCGCCGCACCAACAGCGGCACGGCGGTCGCATCCTTCACCGTGGCGGTGGATCGGGATTTCAAGTCCCAGTCCGGCGAGAAGGAAACGGATTTTATCGATGTGGTGGCATGGCGCAACACAGCCGAATTTGCGAGCAAGTATTTCTCTAAGGGCCGCATGGCCGTGGTGGAGGGCCGCCTGCAGATCCGTGACTGGACGGACAAGGACGGCAACAAGCGCCGCAGTGCCGAGATCGTGGCCGACAGCGTATACTTTGGCGATTCCAAGCGGGACGGCGGCGACACGGTGCAGAGCGAACCGCAGAGCGAACCGCAGAGCGAACCGCAGAGCGGTTTCAGCGAGGTTGAGGATGATGGGGACCTCCCGTTCTAAGGCGGTGGTTGAATGCCGAACAGGATCATCAAGGATAGTATCAGGACGAGCAAAAGCATCAACGCAATGTCGGATTTCCAATTCCGATTGTGGGCGTACCTGATCACCTACGTTGATGATTATGGGCGCGGCAGCGCAGACCCGGAATTGCTCAAAGGCTTTGTATTTCCCCGCAGAAAAGGTGTGACTGAGGGAACGATCAGTAAGACGCTTGCAGAATTGGCGACCATAGGCTCTGTGATCCTCTATGAAGTTGACGGAGAACCGTACCTGTGTTTTCCAAACTGGAGCGAACACCAGACGGTGAGGAACAAAGTAAGCAAATTCCCGGCACCTGCTGACGGATTGATTACATCTGAAATCAATTGCAATCAATTGCAAGCAGGTGAAAGCAAATGCGCCCGTAATCCAATCCAGAATCCAGAATCCAGAATCCAGAATCCAGAAGAAGTAGGCGGCGAGCCGCAAACGGCATCCCCGCCGGTGGTTTCCATCCCCCTCAATGACGGCACTGAATATCCGGTGTCGCAGGAGCAATGCCAGGAATGGGCAGGCGTATACCCTGCTGTCGACGTGATACAGCAGTTGCGGGAGATGCGGGAATGGTGCCTGAATAACCCGGCGAAGCGGAAAACGGCGCGTGGTGTGCGTGGATTCATTACTCGCTGGCTTGCCAAAGAACAGGATCGCGGTGGCCGTAAGGGCGCAAAAGGCCCCGGCTGCAAATGCGAGGACGCTTGGGGGTATGTGTGATGGCGGGAGATTTTAAGCTGGCCGAGCTGTTGCGCCCATGCCGGAGATGGAAAGCGGCAAGGACGCCGGAGGTGACGTACCAGTCTCAGCAGCTCTGTTGGGACTGCGCCAATGTATACGGCGGCTGCGAGTGGTCGGCGCGGTTTGAGCCGGTTCCTGGATGGGATGCGATAGCCACAACACGGACGGTCGGCGGGAAGTTTGTAGAGAAATCTTTCAGCGTCCGTGCCTGCCCAAAATTCAGGAGGGGATGATTGAAAAATGTTTGGAAATAAGCGCTTGAAAGCAGAAATAGTCCGGCTGAGTTATCGAGCAGCAGAGCTGGAAGAACGGCTTTGCCCATGCGAGCAACATGACTGGAAACGCACCGGAGTTGATTACAGCTACGATGAAGCAGGCTGCTGCTACTGCGATGCCATGTATAACTACAAGTGCGCAAGGTGCGGTAAAAAAATGCGATCCTTCCAGCCGTACCTGGAATTGGATGGTGATCTGGGAAATGATGCGGATCGTGATTGATATTTACGGCGAAGACACGCAGGGCACGAAGGAGGCGGTGGCGATGCTGCTGGAGCCTCTGGGCCGTGTCCGGGTGGTTAGCGTCATTACCGATGGCAAGGAGGAGAAGCGGTGAACGTAGCCTATAACGTAGACTGCATGGAGTATATGCGGACGCTGCAGGACAAGGCGTTTGATCTGGCCGTAGTGGACCCGCCTTATGGAATCGGAATAGACGGTCAAAAATTGTCTATCAACAAGAACCCAAAGCATAACCGAAAGGAACACGCAAAAAGGGGGTGGGACACGCACATACCGCCTCTGGAGTATTTTAGAGAGCTGGAGCGTGTTTCAAAGAACCAAATTATATGGGGTGCAAATTATTTTGTCACCGCGCTGGAACATGGGCATAAAGGCTGGATCGTGTGGTACAAAGGCCAACAGGATTTGACTATGAGTGACTGCGAGCTGGCCTATTCCTCATTTGATACCCCGACAAGAGTTGTAATAATTAACCGCGGGCAACTTGCGCGCGAGGGCGGGACAATCCACCCGACGCAAAAGCCTATCGCTCTGTATGCGTGGATATTCTCACGCTTTGCAAAGGCGGGCGACAGAATATTAGACACGCATTTAGGAAGTGGATCGAGCCGGATCGCCGCATGGGACGCTGGGCTGGACTTTGTTGGGTGTGAGATCGACCATCACTATTTTCAGGCGCAGGAAAAGCGCTTTGCGGAACACACGGCGCAGATCAGTTTGTTTACTTGTGAGGAGGAAAAGCGGTGATTGCATTTGAGATCCCTTATCCGGCAACAAAGCGCGGTAAAGCGGCGTGGAACAAGCGGTTTGGCCTGAATGCGTATTACGCCGGTAAGCATTGGTCGCAGCGGAAGAAGGACGCGGAAGAGCTGCACGAGCTTGCCCACTGGGCAATGCGAAAAGCAGGAATTACAAAACGTCTGGTAAATCACCCCGTCAAGGTGACATTTTTCTGGAATGACAATCTGGACATCGACAATCACGGCGCGCTGGGCAAGGCCTTTGTGGATGCGATGAAGGGCTACATACTGCCGGATGACAACCCTGAGTGGTTCCGTGCCGTGGAACACAAATTTTGGAGCGGAGATACGATCCGCGTGGAAATTGAGGAGGAAAAGTAATGGACGCTGTGGAGTGTATGAAGGCAGTTACTCGGATGTTGAGGTCGGGTACGATAGATTGTGCGATTCAAAAATATATATCTGCGCAAAAAAAGAACGATTATGAAGGGATGGTGGAAGCTGCTGAACAGTGGGCCACCGAGCACCCCATCAAAACACGCCAGAGCGTGTTTCTGGAACAGTTTCCAAATGCGCCAATATATACGAACACACATAACGTTGCTTTAAACCCATGCCTTGTTGATACAACGTTACGCGGACATTGCCCGACTGGAAGAGGTTGTGATATTTGCCGCCGCGAGTTCTGGATGCAGGAGGTGGAGGACGTATGAAACTATTGATCGGCGGAAGTCCCTGCACCCATTGGAGCATCGCACAGACGAAGAACCGGGAGACAGAGGCCAGCGGCATCGGCTGGGAACTGTTCTTGAATTATCGTATCGCACGGGATAAGTACCAGCCGGATTTTTTCCTGTACGAAAATAACAAAAGCATGGCACCGGCCATCAAGGCACAAATCAGCAAGGAGCTGGGCGTGGAACCCGTGCTTATCAATTCCGCGCTGGTATCGGCGCAGAACCGCCAGCGCTTATATTGGGTAGGCAAGCGTGAGCCGGACGGTACATACAGCCAAGTGGCAGTGGAGCAGCCGGCGGACCGTGGGATCCTCCTGCGGGACATTTTGGAAAGCGGTGCTGTGACGTGGCACGAGAAAGCGTACACATTGAGAGCGAGTGCGGCGACAAAACAGGGTGTGTCAAATGTTTTGCGACACATCGAAACGAATGGACATTTTGGCTATATGGGCGTGGCGGAGCCAGTCAACATGACAGTGGACGGTAAAGCCCAATGTCTGCGGGCTACCTACTACAAAGACGGTATCCGTAACATGGTTGGCAACACCATAGACCGCAAGACCTGTGTAGCGGAGCCGGTCAGAATCGGAACCATTGAGAATGACGCAAAGAACCAGACTTTTGACAGCCAGCAATACCGTGTTTACAGCCCGGATGGCAAAAGCATAACCCTCTGCGGGAATGGCGGCGGCCTGGGAGCCAAGACGGGCCTTTATGCAACGCCGGTTGCCACAGATGCAGATGGGATTTTGCATTTGGGCAGTCTATACGGCCAACACTCCCGCTGGGGCGTGTTTGCTAAGGATGGGAAATGCCCGACCATCACGGCAAGCATGGGCATGGGCGGCGGACATGTGCCTATGGTCCCGACGCAGACAGACGAGGAGGGGCATTGCCAAAAGAACCCGACGACGGCGAAGCAAATTTACGAGGTGCGAGACGGGAAAATCTCCATCGGAAACACATGGTATCCGATCAAGTTGCGAGACGGCTTTTACATCATCCGCAAGCTGACGGTCCGCGAGTGTATGCGCCTCCAGACCGTGCCGGAGGAGTACGTTTTCCCGGTGAGCGACACCCAAGCCTACAAGATGCTGGGCAACGGCTGGACGGTGGACGTGATTGCGCACATCATGAGCCACTTTGAAGGGCTGACGGAGGATCCGGTGGAAGTGCTGTCGATGTACGACGGTATGAGCTGCGGCCATATCGCGCTGGACAAGCTGGGCGTGAATGTTACTGCCTACTATGCGACCGAGATCGACAAGTACGCCATCCAAACCACACAGCACAATTACCCGGAAACGGTGCAGTTGGGGGATGCGTTTCAGGTGCGGGGCGATGATTGGAGATTGGAGAGTTTATGAGCGACTTGGAGCAGACCGCCATCGAGCGGCTGAAAGCGGCATCGGATATGAGCCTACGGCTTTTTGAAAAACCGTTGGTGATTACCTACTCCGGCGGGAAGGACAGCGATGTACTGTTGCATCTGGCAAGGGCCAGCGGCATCCCATTTGAGGTATTGCACAGCCTGACCACGGCAGACGCGCCGGAGACGGTGCGCCATGTGTACGATACGTTTTATCGGCTGGAATGCAAGGGCATCAAGTGCGACGTGGACAAGCACGTCCAGCCGGACGGCTCCCGTATGACCATGTGGAAACTGATTCAAAAGAAACTCATGCCGCCCACACGCCTGATGCGGTACTGTTGCGCCGTCCTTAAAGAGGGGGGAGGCAAGGATCGGTTTATCGCTACGGGTGTTCGCTGGGCCGAATCCACAGCCAGGAAACGCCGCGGCGGCTTAGAGGTATTAACGTCTAAGCCACAAAACAAACTGATCCTATCAAACGATAACGACGAGGATCGCCGATTATTTGAAACGTGTCAGCTCAAGGGGAAACGAGTAGTAAACCCCATTGTAGACTGGCAAACGGCAGATATTTGGGATTACGTCGGCGCAGAAAAAATACCCATGAATCCGCTGTACTGCGAGGGATTCTGCCGGGTTGGTTGCATCGGCTGTCCCATGGCATCCAAAACCAGAATCATGGAATTTGCCCGCTATCCAGAGATCAAGGCAGCGTGGATACGTTCGTTTGACAAAATGTTGATAATACGGATCGAACGGGGCATGGAGGCATACTCTTGGCGCTCCGGCGTGGATGTATTCCACTGGTGGATGGAGGACGGCGTTTTGCCGGGGCAGGAAGTGCTTGGGGGGTTTGAGGAATGACAAACTTTGAGTTTTACACGAAAAACGCAGCCAGATTGGGTGAGCTGATCGAAAAAGCCGTGGATGACGCGCTGGAAGCAAAGGGCTGCTCACTTGATCTGAAATACCCAGAGAAGCTATCCAATGCCGATGATACCCGCATGGTGACGTGGGCAAGCTGGCTGAATGAAGAAATGTAGGGAGGAACTATGAGAGATACAAACCTCGTAAGTGCGCTGCGTGAGCACGCAGAATGGGCACGGGCAAATGAGTGGGAAACGCCGATCACGCTGGGCGATGATCTGACGGAGGCCGCCGACCGGATCGAAGCGCAGGCGAAAGAAATTGAGAAACTGCGGAGGCAGGTGCCCCACTGGATCCCGGTGGAGGAGCGGCTACCGGAGAATTTTCGGAAAGTGCTGTGTTGGGGTGAGTATTTCCGCTATGGAGACTTTAATGGGTTGTTTGTAAATTATGCACTCGGATATCAAAACAACGGGAGATGGGGCGGTGAAGTTGCCAATGGAAAAAATGCTCGTGCTTTGGCGTGGATGCCGCTGCCGGAACCGCCAAAGGAGGTGGGATGATGGAGCGATACAGCGATAGAGCAATCGAAATTATCAATGAATTGCACACAGCGCGAATTGACTATGAGAACGAGTACATCCCTCTCATTGACTGTGCGAATCAATGTGCCGCCTATGAGGACACGGGCATGACGCCAGAAGCGTTTCAATCTTATGTGGTGTTTCTTCAGGATTTAATTGAAAACCAAAAAGCCAGTGAGGCGCTGGACAGATTCCGCCAGTTGGTCAAAGCCGACAAGGAAGGGCGGCTGGTGGTGCTGCCATTTACCAGTGGGCGCACTTTGCTATGCAAGGAAAACATCGACAGTCCGCGACTTATGAAGGATGTAGAGATTGCAATTCGCTATTGCAGCAGTTGCGGAATTGTGTTTCACATGGGTTACAATGTGTTCTGTGATCTGGTGAAACATGGGAGAATTACTGCGGTAAGCGAGGAGGCGGAGAAAGCATTGGAGGCGATGAAGGATGGCAATTAGCAAATCAAAGCGTGAAGCGGTCTACCGAAAGTATAATGGCCACTGTGCGTATTGTGGACGCGAAATCGCTTACAAGGATATGCAGGTAGACCATTTCCTCCCATTGAGGGCGTGGGGTATTGAGGACGCTGGAACAGATGACCTTGACAACCTCATGCCAGCCTGCCGGATGTGCAACCACTACAAGCGTGCAAATTCGCTTGAAACTTTTAGACGCTACATCGCAGAAATTCCGCAAAAGCTGCGCGAGAACTATATCTACAAGATTGGCGTGGTTTATGGCAATGTCATCGAGGCCGAAAAACCGATTGAGTTTTACTTTGAGGAGCAGGAAAGAAAGAAGGGCTGACAATGGCATTTATAAACATTTATAACACTGATAAGAAATACCGTATTATCTATGCCGATCCCCCTTGGGCGTATAGACAAAAGCAAATGAACTTTCAACATTATGGCGAAGGGAAAAAATACGAAAACGATGTTACAGAGCATTATCCTGCGATGTCTATAAGTGAATTAAAAGCATTACCAGTGAACAAAATCGCTGATGACAGTTGCTTGCTATATATGTGGGCAACCAGTCCAAACTTAGATGTTGCAATAGAGTTAGGCAAGGAATGGGGCTTTGAATATAAAACAGTTGCTTTTGTATGGGACAAGCAAAGAACAAACTATGGATTTTATACATTGAGCCAATGTGAGCTTTGCTTGGTATTTAAAAAAGGGACAATCCCCAAACGTACTGTAACAAATATTAAGCAGTTTTTGAGCGAAAGGGTTGGACGTCACTCAGAAAAACCCGCAGAAATACGAAATCGTATAGATAGTATGTATCATCACTTCCCCCGCATTGAACTATTCGCACGTCAAGAGGCCATCGGATGGGATTGCTGGGGCAATGAAGTTGGCACAGCAATAAAAGAGGAGAATAAATAATGGCTGAATACATTGAGCGCACGGAAGAACTCGTGCTTGCCATGAACGCCGGTGCGAGGGCAATCGAGAACACAAGGCGCTATTACGGCGCTATTTACAGCAAAGATGTGTTCTCGGAGTCCCCACAGAAAATCCCATACTTGCTGGCTGCCAAAGTGTTGCGGGGCGTTGAAGAGGCCCCAGCCGCCGACGTGGCCCCAATCGAAGCACTGGAACGTCTGCGGGACGAGATGTGCGAGCAGGACCTGATCACCATGGAGGGGCTGAAACGGCTAAACACGCTGATTTGGAAATACACAACGGTGCATGACGGAGGTGCTGAATGAAGATATACAAGAATCCGTGGGTGACACGAGAAAGCTACTTTGTGAAAACTGGAACTGCAAAGTCGGCAAAGATGGAGGCATCAAAATCCAGCGGCTATTCTATTGATTTTTGGGATGGCAAGTGGGTTGTTCGCAAAACGGCTTATTATAACAAGTCTTTATCTGAAATGCCTATTGTGTTCGAGAACAAATGCAGTTTGCAGGCGCGAATTGACAGGGCGATTGTGGACACGGTTCTTGAGTTTGTAGCGGTGGCGAAGATGGACGGAGGTAACAGCGATGCGGCTGATTGATGCAGAGTTATTGGAAGAACAGTTTGGAATTTTCGATGCAGATATTTTAGCAAAAGAAGAAATTCGATTCGCTCCCACCGTGGATGCCGTGCCGGTGGTGCAATGTGAGAACTGTGCGTTTTCGCAATCAGACGGTTGGGTTTGCGGTGGTACAGCTCTCATGCCGCAGCATCGGACATTTCCAAACAGTTTTTGCAGCGACGGCGAGAGGAAGGATGGCGGGGATGGCTAAACAATCCGCTTATTTGCAACGGCGGGACGCGCAGTTGGATGCGGTCTTTTGGGCCGGCGCTGCGATGGCAGCGCAGTTTGCCGTTGACACTTTGCAGATGACCATGCACCAGAAGGAAGGCTGGGGTTATGATCGCATCATGTGCGTCACGCATGAGTGGATGGAGACCCAGCGGGAATACAGACCTGCCTTAAACTGCAAGGACCCGGAGGCGGACGTCCGACAGGAGCACATGGATCGGGTGCTGGCGGAGATTATCCGGGACAAGGCGAAGCTGATCCCATTCCCGGACAGATACAAGGATCTAAAAAAGGTCCGTTATGGGAGGTAACTATGTGAGGTGGTTATGTGAGTACATTCCCGGAACGGCTGCAGCGGCTCCGAGAAAGCAGACACCCGGTTGTCAGTCGGTATGTAGCATCCGAACTGATGGGGCTGAGCCGGGACGCATTGAGACGGTACGAGCGAGGCACACGGGAACCGGGGCTGTCGGAGCTGAAACTGATTGCTGCGTATTACAACGTCAGCCTTGACCAGCTTTGCTGGGATGAGGGCGAGCGGCAATTGTACAGAAAATAAATATTTCAAATTCCTCCATTTGGAGGAATGATGACGAACAGATGTGCGAGAATGAGGGTGCGGGGTTATATCCGTATCCTCATTCTTTCCATCTTTTCTTTCCTCCTGACCCCGGCGGATGCCGGGGGTATGCAGACGTAGCTCAGAAGGTAGAGCACCACGCCAGGAGGTATGCGCTGGTTCAAGCCCAGCCGTCTGCACCATGGCGGGGAGCGCCCGGACAATGTGAGACCGTTGTCGTCATGGCTCACATGGAAATGACAATGCTCGCTGAAAACTGCACCGTGGGAGGGAAACGCCTCAGCGTAATGGTGCTGCACATGTAAAGCAGCAATCGGTGATGTGACAATCTAAGCGGGAAGACGGCCAATATGCGGCATAGGTGCCTCGCAAGAGAAGACCACAGCGAGTGACGGGGACTTTCCCTGAAGCGCTAAAGCAGGGCAGGGCTGCAATGCCGTACCAAAAGAGGAGAGCCGCTGCCCTGAGAGTGCGGCACGTTGTAGCCCTTCGGGGTGGGTAAAGTCTGCTATGTAAGGCCAAGGGGCGGGGGCCGGTAACAAAACGAAAGGAAGTGAGCGTATGGCTGGCGGAGCGCCAAGAAAATGGAAAAGCGTAAAGGCAATGCAGGAAGCTATTGACGCTTACTTTGAGAGCTGCAAAGGAACGCCGCTTATGATTGACGGCGATGTTGCCACAGATAAATACGGAAGGCCGATTATTTTAGATGAAAAGCCGCCGACGGTAACAGGGCTGGCGCTGTCGCTGGGGTTTACCGGCCGGCAGGCGCTGATTGATTATCAAGCAAGGCCAGAGTTTGCGGACACGGTTACGCGCGCGAAGTCCCGCTGCGAGGAATATGCCGAATCTCGGCTCTACGACAAAGACGGTGCGAACGGCGCGAAATTCTCGCTTGGCTGCAATTTCGGTTGGCGTGAAGTGAATGAGACAAAAATAAGCACGGATTCCGTCAAGGTGGTTATTGATGTCTGATATTCTCTTGTCAGAAAAAATCGGCTCGGCTTTTTACGATGTGGCTCACGATGTGTTTCATCATGGGCACACGCACTACGATTTCAGCGGTGGGAGAGGTTCGCTGAAGTCGTCCACGGTATCAATTATCGTTCCGCTTCTGCTGGTTGGCAATCCGGGAACGCACGCGCTTGTGTTGCGCAAGGTGGCAAATACAATCCGCGATAGCGTTTATGCCCAGTACATTTGGGCAATCGGCGAGCTGGGCATGGCGGCGTATTGGGAAGCGAAAGTATCCCCGATGGAGCTGATCTATAAGCCGACAGGACAGAAGATCATGTTTCGCGGCGCTGATGACCCGATGAAGATCAAGTCTATAAAAGTCCCGTTTGGCTATATCGCCGTGACGCACTTTGAAGAAAAAGATCAGTTTGCCGGACGTGCGGAAATCCGAACTATTTTACAGTCCACCATGCGCGGTGGCTCGATGTTCTGGAATTTTGAAAGCTATAACCCACCTATCTCGCGTGACAACTGGGCGAACAAGGACAGCTTGGAGGAACGGGCTGATCGCTTGTGTCATAAGTCTACGTATCTGCAGGCACCGCCGGAGTGGCTGGGAGAACAGTTTCTTGCAGAAGCGGAACACCTGAAAGAAACGGACGAGCGTGCATATCAGCACGAATATCTCGGAATTCCGGTCGGCACCGGCGGAAATGTGTTTGAAAATTTGGAGTTGCGGGAAATCACTGACGAGGAAATTTCGCATTTCGACCGCATTTATAACGGCGTTGACTGGGGATATTTCCCCGATCCGTGGGCGTTCAACCGTTGCCATTACGACGCCGCGAGACGAACACTATACATTTTTGCGGAAATGACCGCAAACAAAAAGAGGAACAAAGAAACGGCTGATATGCTGATTGATTATGGGCTGACCCGCGATGACCTCATCACCGCAGACGGTGCAGAGCCGAAGAGCGTCGCAGACTATCAAAAGTTCGGCTTGCGCTGCATTAGCGCAAGAAAAGGGCCGGGAAGTATTGACCGCTCTATGCAGTGGTTGCAAGGCTTGTCGAGCATCGTAATTGACAAGGTAAAATGCCCTAAAACGGCAGAAGAATTTATTTCCTATGAGTACGAGCGGAACCGCGAGGGAGAGATCCTCAGCGGTTATCCTGATGCAAACAACCACCATATTGATGCGTGCCGATATGCGACAGAATCGATATGGAAAGCGCCCGGCCAAAAGGGCAAGAGCGATTATACCCCCATTTGGAACAGATAGGACGGTGAGCGGCTATCAAAACATATAACGACTTTGTGGCGGTGGGCGAGGACGAAAAGGCGCGGATGGAGTTTATCCGCAGCGCAATCAACAAGCACCGCGAATCCCACGCATATAAGACGGCGGCGGATGCTGAGGAATATTACAACGGCCTGAATCCGACCATTAATCGCTATGAAAAGATCATCTACGATATGCAGGGCCGTTCCCACACGGATATGTGGACGGCAAACCATAAGCTGGCCAGCCGCTTCTTTGGTCTGGCGGTGGATCAGGAAGTTTCCTATCTTCTGGGTAACGGCGTAACCTTTGCGGAGAAGGAAACGCCGAACAAGCTATGCCCGGACTTCGACCAGGAAGTCATGGATGCGGCGCGTGAAGCGAAAATCGCAGGCGTGTCCTTCGGTTTCTGGGATCTGACGCATTTGCGCGTGTTCTCCCTGCTTGAGTTCGTCCCCCTCTATGATGAAGAGGACGGTGCAATGAAAGCCGGCATCCGGTTCTGGCAGGTGGCACAGGATAAGCCTCTGAGAGCGACGCTATATGAGACCGACGGCTTTACCGAGTATTTCCAGCCCAGCGGCGAGGATATGTCCGTCATGCAGCCGAAGCGCAGTTATAAGCTGATCGAGCGCAAGGCGGAGGTCGGCGAAACCGAAATCTATGACGGCGGGAATTATCCAAGTTTCCCCATCGTGCCGCTGAAAAACAACAAGCGGTGTCTCTCCGAGATCGTCGGCAAGCGCAACACCATTGACGCGCTCGACCTTGCATCCTCTAACATGGTCAACAACGTGGACGAGGGCAATCTGATCTATTGGGTGCTTTCTAATTGCAACGGCATGGATGATCTGGACGATGCAAAGTTTATTGAACGGCTGAAAACCACCCATGTCGCCCACGCGAATGGCGATGATGGTGCAAAGGTGGAAAGCAAGACCATCGAGGCTCCCTATGAGGGCACCAGCAGCACCATTGATATGCTCAAAAAGAAGCTGTACGAGGATTTCCAGTGCTTTGACGCTGCGGCGGTATCCGCAGGGAACCAGACGGCGACCGCAATCAAGGCCAGCTATGTGCCTCTGGATTTGAAAACGGACAAGTTTGAATCCGAGGTAACGCGGTTTATTGTTGAGATTCTGCGTTTGGCAGGCATTGAGGATCAGCCGAGCTATACGCGCAATCAGATTATCAACAAGAGCGAGGAGACGCAGAACATCCTTCTGGGCGCGGCGTATTACGATGACGAGTACATCACAAAGAAGTTGCTGACCATCAACGGCGATATTGACCAGTACGAGGCCATGATGAAACGCAAGGCGGCGGAAGTAATTGACTTGACAGAGCCGGTGATTGACGATGGCGACCAGTGATCTCGGCCACAAGATGACCAACAAGGAGCTTGCAAAGCTGGAACGGCGCATTGCGAAGCTGTACCGTGAGGCAGGGGAAGAGCTGCAAGCTACTATCGACGCATACTTTGAGCAGTTCAAGCAGCGCGATGAAGAAATGAAAGCGCTGATCGGCACCGTGCAGAACGGTAAGGAGTGGACGGAGGCCGACTATAAGCAATGGCGGTTGAACCAAATCGGGCGCGGGGAACGCTATCAGGCCATGCGTGACAAGGTGGCGCACCGTGTGACCGATGCAAACGCCGTGGCGGTGTCCTACACCAACGATGCAACGCCCAGTATCTACTCCCTCAACCGCAACTATGCGGCGTACACCATTGAGAGCGTGGCAGGGAACGTCGGCTTTGACCTGTGGGACGAGCAGACGGTCAAGCGGCTTATGGTAGAGCAGCCGGATTTAATGCCGTATTATCCGCCAAAGCGAGCGCTGAAACGCGGCATTGACCTCGCGTATGGCAAGAAGCAAATCACGGCAAGCGTCACAAGCTCCATCTTGCAGGGGAAGAGCATCAAGCACATGGCGGATGATTTGCAAAAACGGATCACCACCATGAACCGCAATTCCGCCATCCGCACGGCCAGAACTGCCGTCACCGGAGCGCAGAACGCCGGACGCATGGACAGCTATGCGGCGGCGGAAAAGATGGGGATAAAGCTCAAAAAAGAATGGTTGGCTACGCTGGACGCGCGTACACGCCACTCTCATGCCATGCTTGACGGCGAACAAGTGGCGCAGGACAAGAAGTTTTCTAACGGTTGCCGTTTTCCCGGCGACCCACAAGGACCACCGTGGGAGATATATAACTGCCGCTGTACGCTGATTGCCGCCGTGGAGGGCGTAGACACCTATACTGCGCAAAGACGCGTCAGAAACGCCGATACGGGGCAAACAGAGGTTATTTCTGACATGACCTATGCGGAGTGGGCGGGGTGGAAAAAAGACACAGCGCAAGTTGTAAATGCGGGAAAATCTGCTATAATTAAAGAAAAAACAGAGCCTGCGGAGTATAGGCAGTTTGACACGGGCGATGCGGCAAATGACTTTTTCTATTACGATGGGGAAGAAAGAGGACTGCTCGCAAAGAAAAGAAGCAAGCACGCACAATGGCAAAAATCTTTGTCAGAGGCCGAAGATTATGCTATTGGGGACTATACCGGCGGCGGTTACTACGACATAAACGCATATTTGCGAAAAACGGGTGATTGGGAGAACATCAATAGCGCATTTGTCGAACAGCAAATCAAAGGTTTGGATAGCGCTATAAGTAGATATGAGCTAAAAGAGAATATTCGCGTTCAGCGCGGTGTAATGAATGATGTTCTTGACAGGCTTGTAGAAGACAACGATGTGCAAGAGAGCTTGAGTGAGCTTGTAGGCAAAAAATTCCGCGAAAGCGCATATTCAAGCACAACTGTTGTTCAAGGAAATGGTGTTGCTACTGCAAAGCCGACGATATTTGACATTGAAATCCCGGCTGGCGTAGGACGCGGGGCGTATGTCAATCAGTTGGCTGGGCAATTCCAAGACACAGAATATGAGTTTTTGTTAAAACGCGGGGCAACATTTACAATCAAGGAAGTCCGCGAAGAAGAAATTATGGGAGAGTACCGCTATTACATAAAAATGGTGATGGATGATGAGTAATATTCAAGGGATAAGAGAAAAGCTTAAAGCACAAGAAGAGAATCGCATAGGAAAAGTGTATGCCGAGTGCGAAAGGCGCGGCTGCGCTCGTGCGTTTGCGGAATCGTTCATTGCAAGGGCGGAACTTTATCCAATGAAGCAAACATTAGCTTTCCTTGAAAGCAAGGCCACGCATGAAGATCATATAAAGCAATGGAACATTCTTATCCTTGTTTTGATTGAGCAGAAGCCGACATCGGGGAAGCACGATGAATGGGAAAGATGCTTAAAGGTGCTCAAAAATGAACATTGATATTCAGGATCACAGCGCAGAGGTTTCCGCTGAGATCAAGGCGGCGCTGTTGCGGGGGCTGGAAAAGATCGGACTGGTGGCAGAGGGATACGCGAAAAAGCTGTGCCCCGTTGACACCGGCAATTTGCGGAATAGCATTACCCATATGATAGACGAGCAGGAACCGGCGGCGATCATCGGCACGAATAACGAATATGCCGCATATGTGGAATTAGGCACCGGCATTTATGCAGAAGGCGGCGGCGGACGGCCTACACCGTGGGTATACCAAGACGCAAAGGGCAATTGGCATTACACGCGCGGCAATAAAGCAAAGCCATTTCTGAAGCCTGCTGCCGCCGACCACGCCGGACAGTATCGGGACATTCTGGAAAGCGAGCTGAAAAATGGATGACTTTAACGAAGTGATGATTAAGGCTCAACAGGCCGCAGAAGAATTGCATAATGCAATCGCCATCGTGTTAGACGCTTGGACCCAAACCGTTCCCAAGATTCTCGATGCGATAGCGGATGTGCTTGAAAAAATAAAAAGTTGCCCTGTATACGGCAATAAAACAAAATGGCGTATACCGCATCCCCAGAAAATCCGCCCGCTGTTGCTTGATAAAAGGAGCAAGGTGCACAGATGCAGGAACTGTTGTTAAGTGAAAAGACCATCAAGGCCATTGAAGCCATTATCAAGCGCGGCAACGATGCTGAAATACGCCGAAAAGGCGACGGGTATATCGTGTTAGAGGTAAAAAAGACAATCAAATATTCAACTTCCGCGTAATTGGACGTGGGAACGGGCAATAGGAGCCAACTTGTAAGGAACGCTTACGGGTTGGCTCTTTTTCTTTCAGGAGGGAGCGCATGGCTAACAGCAAAGTCATTATTTTAGGCACGGATTACGAAATTGTCGTTAAAAAGTACGGCGACGATGAGGAGTTTGAGCGCAGAAGCATTGACGGATATTGCGATTACCTTTTGAAGCAAATCGTAATTTGCGACATGACAACCTATAAGGGGTGGGAAAACGAGCCAGTAGAAACGGCAAAAGAAGCTCAAAAGCAAATACTACGGCATGAAATCGTACACGCATTTTTCAACGAAAGCGGCCTTTCGGATAGCGGGCTTTCTTACGAAGGAGCATGGTGCAAAAATGAAGAGCTTGTCGACTGGTTCGCATGGCAAGGCCCAAAAATCCACAAGGCGTGGGAAACGGCAAACGCAATTTAAAACAGGTAAACACCGCAAAGCACAGCGGTTTTTATACAATCTATCGCCGCGACGGACTGCGGACAAGGGAAAGGAAGATAGAACAATGGCACTTACACGCAAACTTTTGAAGGGCATGGGTCTCACCGACGAACAGGTGGATACCATCATCGAGGCACATACCGATACCGTGGACGGCCTGAAAGAGGACGTGAGCCGCTACAAGACCGACGCGGAGAAGCTGCCCGGTGTCCAGAAGGAATTGGACGATCTCAAGGCGGCAGGTGACGGCGGCTATAAGGAAAAGTACGAGAAGGAACACTCGGCCTTTGAAACTTACAAATCCGACGTCACGGCAAAGGAAAGCAAGGCGGCAAAGGAAAAGGCTGTGCGTGCTTACTTTGAGAGCAAAAACATCACCGGCGCGAATCTCGACCTTGCGATGCGCGGCTGCGGCGAGGAAATGGCCGCATTGGAGCTGGACGGCGAGAAAATCAAGGACACCAAAAGCCTTGATGCGCTCGTAGACGGCACCTACAAGGGGCTGGTCTCCACCACGCAGACGTACGGGGCGAATCCCGCCAACCCCCCGGCAAACACCGGCGGCGCAAAGACCCGCGAGGACATCTACAAGAAGGACGATAAGGGCCGCTATGTGATGTCTACGGCGGAGCGCCAGAAAGCGCTTGCAGATCTGATGGCAAGCGAAAACAACTGATTTTTTGAAAGGAGCTATTTATGGCTGCGAAAACTAACGTAACAACTTCTGCCCAGTTTACCACTTCCGCCCGTGAGGTGGATTTCGTGTCCCGCTTTGCTGATAACTGGGACGCACTTCGCAACATCATGGGCATTATGCGTCCTATCCGCAAGGCCCCCGGCACGAAGCTGGTTTCCTACAAGGCCAGCGTGGACGGCGGTCTCAAGGGCGGCGCTGTGGCTGAGGGTGACGAGATCCCCTTCACCAAGATGAAGGTGGAGCCTGTTGCCTACGGCGACATCGACATTTCCAAGTATGCCAAGAGCGTGACCATCGAGAGCGTGGCAAAGTACGGCGCTGACGTTGCCGTGGAGAAGACCGACGAGGCTTTCCTCGTGGCCCTGCAGAACAAGGTCCTGACCGACTTTTATACCTTCCTCGGTACCGGCACTTTGAAGGTGACCGAGAAGACGTGGCAGCGTGCTCTGGCTATGGCTAAGGGCAAGGTGCTGGACAAGTTTGCCGGTCTGGATAAGGACGTGACCGAGGTGGTGGGCTTCGCCAACATCATCGACGCTTACGATTACCTGGGCGACAAGGAGATCACCGTGCAGACCATGTTCGGCATCAACTACGTGGAGAACTTCATGGGCTACCGCACTCTGTTCCTGCTGCCTGAGAAGTACATCGCCTCCAAGAAGGTGATCGCTCTGCCCGTGGAGAACATCGACCTGTATTATGTGGACCCCAGCGACAGCGACTTTGCCAAGCTGGGCCTGAACTACACCGTGAAGGGCGAGACCAACCTGATCGGCGTTCACGTCGACGGCGATTACAGCCGCGCTACCGGCGATATGTACGCCATCATGGGCATGAAGTTGTGGGCTGAATATCTGGACGGAATTGCCGTGGCTACCGTTTCGGTGGCCGGTGCGGGCTAAATGGGGGGCAGCGTAATGCTTGAACAGGTCTTACGGCACTTGAACAACTGGTTCCTTGTGGACACTCACGAGGGCACGTTCACCGTGGAGAATGGCAGCATTGCGCTGCCCTTTCTCCAAACCAATCAATATTTCCGCATCTGCGGCTCCATGTTCAACGATGGCCTGCACCAGTATCCGGCGGCTGACCTGACGGATGAAACCTTTATCGGGACGGTGTGGGTGTTGGCTGTGCCAAAGGCTGTGGTTGTGCTTGCCGAAGATATCGCCGCGTGGGAAGAAAAGAACGGTGAAGCCGTTTTAAGCCCGTACACGAGCGAAAGCTTTGGCGGGTACAGTTACACCAAGGCGAGCGGCGGAAATGCCGACACGAGCGCTGGGACGGGCTGGCAGGGCGCTTTTAAAGGCCGGTTAAATGACTGGCGCAAGCTCAAGGGGGTGGAACCATGAGTTTACTGGACGATTTCGCAAGCAAATGCGTGCTGATGGAAAAGACGCGAACGCCGGATGGTGCAGGCGGCTACATCGTTGCGTGGGCCGAGGGCGCGGAATTTCTCAACTATCAGGCGCTTGACACCTCGATGGAGGCCCGCAGGGCGGAAAAGGAGGGTGTGACCTCGGTGTATTCCGCACTGGTCAACAAGACCGTCCCCATCGAGTATAACGACTATTTTCGCGACACGTCCACCGGCAACACCTACCGCGTGACCTCAAACCCGGAGGAAAAGGCCGCGCCGAGGTCTGCAGGTGCAATCATTAAGGCACTGAAATTTTTCACAGCGGAGCGAAAGGAGCTGCCGAAATGACGAAGGATAAGGCGCTCCATGCGTGGTTTTCTCAATTTCTCCCGGCATACCCAACATCCAATGTGCCGGAGGACGCAGTGTTTCCGTGGCTGACCTATGAGCTTATCACCGGGTCATGGGAGAGCGGCGAAATCGCGCTGACGGTTAACCTCTGGTATTACACGGAAAGCGAGGCAATTCCCAACGCCAAGGCACAGGAAATCTCTGACGCCATCGGCATGGGCGGCGCGTTCGTGCCCTATGACGGAGGCGCGATGTGGATTAAGCGCGGCTCCCCGTGGTGTCAGAACATCGTGGACGAGAGCGATAAGAACATCAAGCGGCGGTATCTCAACATCACGGTGGAATATCTGTCGCAAAACTGATGAAAGGACGAAACTATGAAATTCACAAAAATTCCTTCCGACGCATTTCAGAAATTGCAGATCAACGCCGGTATTCTGACCACCGATTTTACCCCGGCCACCGGAACCATCGGAGAGGCGGGACAGATCGGCGCGACTACCGGCGGCGTGAATTTTACCGCAACGCCGACCTATTCGGACTTTGGCGAGGACATTGACAACTGCCCCAAGAACATGAAGGAGCTGAAACGGCTGGATTCCTGGGAAGCGAAAATGACGGGCACGTTCGTCAACGCAGACACCAAGATTGCAAAGAGCCTTTGCGGTGCTGCCGACGTGGGAACCAGCGATGGGAAAGTCACGCCTCGGAACGATCTGTCGGACGCTGACTTTGCCAACATCTGGCTGGTGGGCGACTATTCCGACAAGAACGGCGAGAAAAACGGCGGCTTCATCGCCATCCACATGATGAACGCACTGTCTACCGGCGGCTTCCAGCTGAAGACCAGCGACAAGGCAAAGGGCCAGTTTGCATTTGAGTATACCGCCCACTACTCCATGGCAGCACAGAACACGGTCCCCTTTGAGATCTATATTAAGGCCGGTACGGCGGAGGGCTGATATGAAACTTTCCGATATTCACGGCGAGCGGGTGTTTGATGTTATCGCAGACATCATTGACCCCATTGCCAACATCGCAGAGGACGAGAAGGCTTCCGCCATGTTCCGGCGGGAAAAGCTGCCGGAGGGCATGACGGCGAAACAGTTTGTGACGCAGAGGGCGCGGAAGGCGCTCCCTGCGCTGCTCAAGGGGCACAAGGGCGATATTATCGCCATCCTTGCGGCTATTGAGGGCGTGAGCGCGGACGCTTACAAGGGCACGCTGAACCTTGTGAAACTGACGCGGGACACGGCGGAGCTGCTGACCGATGATGCGTTTACCGCACTTTTTATCTCGGCGCAGAGCGAGAACTCATCTGGCTCTGCGCGGGAGAATACCGAGGGGCAAAAAGTGTAAAGGCGTTTGCGGGGTACTGCGCGGCGCGTTTTGTTGAACGGGCAAGGGCAGAGGCGTACCGCATTTATGTGACGGACGCGCTGCGGTTTGTTGCGGAAAACACGGCGCGATACGCAGGCGGGAGCTACATCAAGGCAAGGTACTCCGACATGATTGAGCCGAAGAAGCCGGACAATAGGACATGTGAAGAGATCACCGCCGATGTGGTCGCGCGGTGCGGGCTGACAATAAAAAAAGCCTCCCAAGATGGGGAGGCTTGCGAAGGAGATTATTTTAGGACGTAATCAGAAATCATTCTGCCGATCTCACCAATGTCTGTCTGGCCCTTAAATTCAAATTTAGCCACAAAACCATCGGAGAAGGTCAGGACCAATTCACTGTCTGGGATCAGTTCGACAAAGCCGGGGGTCTGGATGCTGAAGAACTGGACCTTAGAATAGGGCATAGAACTGAATGATTTCCGTTTTCCGGTGATGCCCTGAACGTCTACGGAAATGATGCGCTTGTTGGTAAAAATTAGTTGGTCGCGAACCGTTTTGAAAGCGCAGGCGACGCTCTCGCCCTCAATCAGAAGACCGTTGACCTCATCGCGTACCTCGGAGACATTGATGGGCTTTAAGTCCCATGCGGAATTGTTGTTAAAGTTAATCATGGCAAAACCCTCCTTCGATGAAAGTATACGCCTTATTTATCAAAATGTCACGGGCGATTTCTTAAAAATCACCAAGAAAGTGTGGTGAAAGCGTGAATTTATTAGACCTATTTGTGAAAATCAGCGTCGATGACAGCGATGTTGACAGCGGATTTTCTGAAACAGGAGAAAAAGCGGATGCGTTGGCAAGCAAACTGAAAGGCGGGCTTGCAACGGCGGCAAAGGTTGGCGGCGCCGCGATTGTAGCGGCTGGCGCGGCTGCGGTCGCCATTACAAAGCAGGCCGTAGAAAATTACGGCGAATATGAGCAGCTGGTCGGCGGCGTGGAAACGCTTTTTAAGTCTTCTGCCGATACCGTGATGCAGTACGCCGCGAACGCATACCAGACGGCTGGCATGAGCGCAAACGAGTACATGACTACGGTGACGGCATTTTCTGCGTCTCTGCTGCAATCGATGGGCGGCGACACGGATGCAGCGGCTGAAAAGGCGAATCTGTCCATTACCGACATGTCGGACAACGCAAATAAGATGGGCACGGACATGCAGTCCATCCAGAACGCCTATCAGGGGTTCGCCAAGCAAAACTATACCATGCTGGATAACCTGAAGCTCGGATACGGCGGCACCAAGGAGGAAATGCAGCGGCTGATCGACGATGCTAACGCCTTAAATGCCGCACAGGGAAACTACACCAATTACACCATTGACAGCTATGCGGACATCGTGGATGCCATTCACACAGTCCAGACGGAAATGGGAATCACGGGCACAACGCAGTTAGAAGCCGCGACAACAATTCAGGGGTCTATTTCGTCGATGAAGGCTGCGTATGAAAACTTTGTAACAGGGCTTGGCGACGAAAATGCGGACATTGCAGAACTGGCGACCAATCTAATTGATAGCGCTGTGACCGTGGCGGAAAACATTTTGCCGGTCATAGAGCGGGTGCTTGAAAACATTGGAACGATTGTGCAGGGAAAAGGGCCAGAAATGATTGAAAGGTTTGTTTCTTACGCGGTAGAGAAACTGCCGGACATAATCAATCTGGGCATACAGATGGTTATTGCACTGGTAAAGGGGTTGGCACAAAACTTCCCACAGCTTGTGACGGGCGTTTTGGATATGGTGGCAACGATCATTGACACGTTGGTTGATTCTATCCCAGACATTATCGAAATCGGAAAAGATATCGTGCGAGGCGTTTGGGAGGGAATCAAGGCGATGGGAAGCTGGATCAAGGAGAAGGTAACCGGGTTTTTCGGCGGAATTGTGGATGGAGTGAAGGGCGTTCTTGGTATTCATTCCCCGTCCCGCGTGTTCGCCGGGATCGGCGAGAACATGGCGTTGGGCCTCGGCGAGGGGTGGAATGACGAATACGGCAATATCAGGCGTGGCATTACCTCCGGGCTGGACTTCGGCACGGCGTCGGTAGGCTTTGCGGATTCCGGCATCGGCATTTCCAGCGCGGCCATTGTAAATGGGCTGTGCGAAGGGAAGCAATCCGGCGGATCATTTACGTTTAATCTGATGTTCCCTGACATGACCAAATTTGCATCCTATGTGTTTGACCCGCTGACCGGCTATGCGCAGGCAAACGGTACGCCAATTCTGAACCCCATTGCATGAGGTGAAACATGACGGAATTGATTTTAGACGCCAACGGCATGGCGGTGGTGCTGCCGGAGAGCCGGGATGGCAGATACAATGTGCAAAATATCCCTCTGTCGGTTGACGTACAGATGATCTCTGGGCGAACGGCACGGGAACTGCGAGGGAATGTGTGGCAGGTATCCTATCAATACGGATATTTTGATGCGGAAATGAAAAACAAGGTGATCGCGGCCTGTGAGAAGGGAACACGGGAACCGATTATCTGCGGTTTTTTGCCACAGGAATCCGATGGCGCGCTGCAATACTCCAGCTTTATCGTAACGTCTTTTACCCGGCCTAAGTTTATGTGGTCGCGGCGAAGCGGACATGGAGAGGAGACCAAAGAGACCCCGTTGTGGGCAGACTTTACCGTGGAATTGCGGGAGGTGACGCCGCATGATTAAAAGCGGGCAGGCGTATCATGCGGCGATCACAGGCGACGCACGGCGGGTGCTGCTGCGGGCGGTCATTGACATCATTTCCCCGGACATCGTGTTTGGTGCCGGGGAGACTTCCGGGCAGATTCCGTGGAGCAAGCCGGAGCAGCTCCACGATAAGGTTTTTGGAAATCCCGCCAAGTACGCTACGTTAGAGCGTGACCGGTGGGCGCTGGACGGGACGTGGGACCTTCTCCCGGACGATCCCACTCAGGCGGTGGGCCAGATGGGCTACATTGGCAACGTTCTTTCCAGCACGGACGGGACGTTTTCCACGCCGCCGTGGGTGGAACTGCAATTCTCCGGCGTGTCTGTCTTGCAGGCGTGCTCCGTGTATTTTCCGGACAATGACTACGACGGGCTTCCGGAGGATTTCACGGTGGAGGTCAAACAGGGCGGCACGGCGTACCACACGCGGACGTACACCGGGAACACAGCGGCCAGCGTGGCTCTGGAGGGCTTCACGGTCAACAACCCTGACGCTATCCGGGTAACGGTGACCAAGTGGTCACGGCCCGGGCGGCGGATGCGGGTGGTGGAGATCGTCCCCGGCGTGTACGAGGGCTGGGACGGCGGAATGATCGCGGAGTTTAACGTGAAGCAGCAGGGCAACATCGCAGCCACGGCGCTGCCGTATGGCACGTGCACCCTCAAGATCGACAACCTGTCCCGGCGGTTTGAACCGCGAAGCAAAAACGGGCTGTTTCAATCCATTGAGGAGCGGCAGGGCATCGACGTATCGTTGGGCGTTCGGCTGGCGGACGGCACGGACGAGTACAAGCGGCTGGGGATCTTCTACCAGTACTCCGGCGGCTGGAAAACTGGCGACAACGGCCTGACGATGCAGTGGAATCTGGTGGACATTATCGGCCTGCTGGCAAACCGGGAATTTTTGGCACCCTCCACACTACCCACTACGCTTGGGGGGTGGATCGGCGCTCTGGCGGCGCAGTTGGGCGTCAACTTCCAGGACCGGTGGCACGTGGATCCCAATTACACGGCACTGCCGGTGACGGTGCGGGCGGCGGACGATCTGCAAGGGAAATCGTGCGGCGATATCCTCCGTTGGGTGTGTCAGGCCACGGGGACATGGCCCCGGGCGGATGCCTCCACCGGAGACCTGACCGCCGAGCCGCTGTGGAGCGAGGGAAACCGGGTGACGCTGGACAACCTCAACAGCTACCCCACCATGAAAGCCAACGGGGACGTGGCGGCGCTGATCTTCACCCTCAACGATGGGACGGGCACAAAATACATCGTGTCCGGAAACGCCACATCGTCCAGCGAGACGGTGAGCATTGACAATCCGTTCATCAAGACGGAGGCGCAGGCGCTGGCGGCGGCGCGGCTGATCCTCTCCACCTACGGCGGCAACGTGCTGGATCTGACGGGCCGGGGCGATCCATCCTCTGAGATCGGTGACGTGGAGACGGTGTGGCTGGACGAAAGTCAGGCCACCACGGCGCGGCTGACCATGCAGACGTTCCAATTTTCGGGCGGCGTCATGCAGGGGTGCCAGAGCCAGCTGCTACAGGCAGACGGCAGCTTTTTGTATCAGGGCCGGGAGGTTATCACCACACCCGGCACGTGGAAGGCCCCGGCGGGCAAGAAGTCTCTGCGGGTCATTCTTGTGGGCAAGGGCGGCAACGGCACGGGAGGAACTGACGGCACGTGGGAATACGCAGGCAATGACGGTACAGACGGTTTAGGCGGTCTGGTTTGGACGGGGACCATCAATATTAACGATGGGCAGGAGTTTCCAGTGGCCTTTGGCGAAAACACAACCTTCGGGGCGTATTCCTCCGCCAACGGCAAGCGCTATGAAAATGGCTACACGGACGTGGCCAGCGGCGACAGCTTCGCCCGGACGGGCGTGGCAAAGCCAAGGGCGGGAACCGGAGACGGCGGGGCCGGTGGCAAAGGCGGCACGCAGGGCCGGCGGAAGAAAGTTAAGTGGACAGACGAGAGTGGTGCATCTCACTCGTATTGGAAAATCTACAGTTATCCTGGCATTGGCGCGGATGGCGCGATGGGCGCTTCCGGCTGCGTTGTGGTGTACTGGGACAAGGAGGGCACATGAGTTTTGACATTTCCACCCTCGTCACAGACCGAGGCGATGGCACATACTACAACACCACAGATATCAACCGGGTAGGTGCGGCGGTAGAGTATGTGGCGGGACGGTTCCAGGCGCTGGGCTATGATTGCCCGGTAAGCGTCAAGAAGGACTGGTCCGAATCGGACACGCCAACAGTCAGCCAGATGGAGGTGTACCGGCAGAACATTGCCACCCTGCGGCGGCAGATCGCGGTGATGCAGTCCACGCCGAAGACGCCAGAAACCATGCGTTTTTTGGATTATGTCAAGGCGAATGACATCGAGCGTATCCTGCTCGACCTCGACACGCTGCTCGACAAGCTCATGAAATCGTGGTACTTCTCCGGCGAGCTGTACGCCGGAGAGGTTTGAAAGGAGAACGGTATGCAAGACAGAGTATCTTTGCACCCGGGCCGGGTGAAGATGACGCCTGTGGCGGGGCAGGCCAACACCTTTGACATGGTGCGGGCGGATGAGCCCACACAAGCGGGCACCCCGCTGAATAAGGCAAGCCTGCTCACGGATGCCACAGCGGCAATGCTTGATTTGGGAGCAGATGCGGTTCCGGATAATGCCCTCAAAATACTGTCTCGATTGCACACACATCTGGGCGATGATTATTTATGGCGAAAGCAATCAATTTCCGGCGTACTCAAAGAGGCCACTGAACCTAGCTCGTTAGGAAGAATGCCAGAAGATGATACATTTTATTATTACGACTCAGTGCAGCTAGATTTGGCTAACAAAAAAATTGTGGGGGTTGGAGAGCACAAAATTGTAAATCAGTCCAATGGATCCGTTGAATGGGACAAGGTTATTGGAAAATACATGCTTTATCCATATGTCGAGGATCCGTGGCCCGTAAATACCTTCTATCGAGTTACTAAACGCGACCCACCCTACGATGCTATTTTTGAAGGATATGCACAATACTCGGAGTTCACTCTAGGCCCTGCACAGTATCTTAATTCTCCGAATGCTGATGCGTATCCTAGCGGCACTGTAGGTAACGTTCAGTATGATGCGCTGGGAAAAATAGGCAACAAGTTGCAAATTCAAACTGGAACCTACGTAGGCTCTGGCGTATATGGAGAGGGGAATCAAAACAGTTTAACATTCGATTTTGTTCCCAAAATCGTTATTGTGTTGTACGAAAGCCGTACAGATTTAAGTGATCAGTCTACTTTTATATACATTGGCCAGCCGGGTCTTGCCAGAGATAAACGATTTACGTTAAACGACAAAACACTATCCTGGTATAATTCGAGGTCGGCAAGCGATCAATGCAATTCATCTGGAGACACTTATTACTACGTTGCCATCGGATAAAAGGAGAAACGAAATGATTATCATTGAACTTACACCGTTGAAAAACGGGGCGCACCGCAATCAGACCACCAGTGGGCTGCTGCCCGTTCCGAATGGCTGGGCCGTTATTCCGGAGGAAGTGGCGCTGCCAGAAACTTTTCCTTTTGTGGGAGTAGAGGCTCAGGACGGCATCGTGACGGCCCTAACGCCGGGCACCATGCCGGAGCCGGAACCGGAACCTATACCAACGGTGAATGCGCGAGTAGCAAAGCTGGAAAATGAAAATAAACTTCTCAAGGAGCAGATCAATGCTCAGGCAAATCAAGCGGAGTTTTACGAGGACTGCATTGCCGAGATGGCAGAGATCGTCTATGCGTGAGTTCTGGGCGGAGGCCGCCCTGACCCTATATTTTTTACTGTCGAAAGGAGCAAGAGACATGATGGCAATGTTGTTTGCGCAAAGAGTGATTTTAGGGAAAACCGAATTTGAGCAGGTCCCCGCGAAGCTGAAACAGCAGGTGGCGGATATTCTCATCAACGAGTGCGGCCTGCCGGAGCTGGTGCCTGCTGAGTTTGGGGGCACAAAGGGAAAGCCGGAGGGCTGAGCACCGCTCAAAGGGGGCAAGGGGAAGGAACCTTTGGCGCAAAGGTCCCTCCCCCTTAAACCCCCACCCGAAACATGGGGGACGCCACCGTCCCCCATACCCCCTCTGGCACAAAGGCCGGGGGCTTCGGCCCCCGCCTTTGGAAACCAGCCCCTGGAGACGGGGCAAGGGACGGGGGTTGCGGCCCTCTCCCTTTGGAAACCCGCTCCCGGAGACGGGGCAAGGGACGGGGGACGGAGGGTTAATCCTCCGGCAGATCCCACAATGCTTCCGACGCGGCCTGCTGGGCGATGATCTTGCGCTTGAGATCGTCCAGCTCATCGAGCAACTCTACGGTCATGTAGTAGAGTTCCTCGTAGGCTTGTTTCTGGGCTTGGGTCATTTGGGTCACCTCCTTTGAGAGGATGATACCACAGGGGCCGTGTCGGAATTTGGCGGATTTGGCCTTAAAACTGCAACTTTAAGGAGTGTGTTATGACGGAGACGATAATCTGCGCCCTCATTACAGGGGGGCTGACGCTGATGGGCGTGCTCATCGCCAACGGAAAACAGCAAGCGATCACCGATACGAAGCTGGACGAGCTGACCCGCGAGGTGCGGGAGCACAACAACTTTGCCCAGCGGGTGCCGGTGATCGAGGAACAGATTAAAGTAATCAATCACAGGATTCAGGATCTGGAGCATGTGAGCGACCGATGAAAGGAGGAGACATGGAAAACATCAAGAAACGGCTGGGCAATCTGCTTGCGGTGAAAAGCCTCGTGACCATCACCCTGACGGTGGTGTTCGCGGTGCTGGCCCTGCGGGAGAGTATTAGCGGCAGCGAGTTCCTGACCATCTTCACGGTGGTCATCGGCTTTTACTTCGGCACCCAGAGAGTCAACGAAGACAAGAACAGTTAAAACCGGTTGAAGAATCAACCGAAAAATTTGAAAGGGGTACATACCATGGAAAAGATCTACGAGAACATCATCAACGAGGGCAAGAAGAACGGCAAGGCCGTGGAAACCATCAACGCAGAGCTGAAGGAGGCCGGTGCCAACTTCCACCTGAATCCCGACGGCGGCGTGTCTGGTTGGACCAAGGACGAAATGCGGGAGGGCTTCATCCCTGCGGAGAAGGAGCCGGAGGACGTGAAGCACCTGCATGACTACATGCGGCGTGACCCCGCCAAAGCCAACACCGAGGAGGAGGTCTGGGTCCCCGAAGGCCATTACCGCATTACCTTTGACGAGGACGGCCACGCCACTAAGGCCGTGAGAATCAATGGTTGATACGTTTGACTGCGCCCGTGCGCAGATCTACCACAACACCGGCAAGCTGACCCCGGCGCAGATCAAGACCAAGACCGGCTGCACCCACATCATCAACGGCTACCTGTTCAACGGGAAATTTCAGCCGGTGGGCTGGACGGTGATCGACGGTAAGATCATCAGCCGGGACGCGTATCAGGACTGGGGCATTTCCATCGGCTCTGACGGCCTGCCGAAGATGCTGACGGACCGGGGAGGATCCTTCCTCTCCGGCGTCCCGATTCTCAAGGGCGGCTCCAAGCTGTACCGGAATCTGACGACGGACGTGGCCCGGCCTGCCGCCCGGACGGCGGTGGGCTGGCTGGCCAACGGCAAGGTGGTGCTGTGGTGCGACAAGGCCAGCCTGACCCGCGAGCAGCTCCAGAACAAGCTGCTGGGGCTGGGCGTGGTGGATGCCCTCATGCTGGACGGCGGCGGCTCTACGCAGGGTATTTTCCCCGGCGGGAAGGTGACCAGCTCCCGGAAGGTGCCTACCATGCTGCTGTTCTGGGAACGGTCCGCCAAGACGGAAGATCAAGCCCTCGTATGGGGCGAGGCTCACGGCTTGCTGACGGATGCCAACGCCGGTGACACGGTGACCCGCGCCGACATGGTCCGGGCGCTGTATCAGATCTGGGGGGACGAAAATGGTTGAGATTAACGCATACAGCGAGGCCGCTTTCGGGGGCAAGCAGCTGTCCACGCATTTTAAGGTGCGGGAGTTTGCGTGTGGAGACGGCAGTGACGCTGTTTTGGTCGCTCCCCGGCTGGTGATGGTGCTGGAGACCATCCGCACCCACTTCGGCACGGCGGTGAGGATCAACAGCGGGTACAGAACGCCGCAGTACAACGCCAAGGTCGGCGGTGTGGCCCACAGTCAGCACTGCTACGGCACGGCTGCGGATATCACCGTCAGGGGGCAGGCACCGGCAACGGTGGCAGCGTTCGCACGGCAGATCATGCCGGACTGGGGCGGTGTGGGCGTGTACGCCAGGAAGGGCTTTACCCACATCGACGTGCGGGAGAAACGCTCCGACTGGACAGACTAAACATCCGAAAGGAGGGCCAGAAGATGGCAACAACATCCACGCGGTTAATCCGCGCTCTGCAAGTCTGGGAAACCCATGGAGAAAACAAACCGAGAGATCCGGGCGCTGTTGTCATCCATGGCCCCGGCCCGGGCGGTGCAAGCCGTCCGGCTGGTAGGGCTTCCGCCTGATGAGGAAACAGCGGTGCTGGCGGTAGACGTCCACGGCCAGAGCTGCCTCCAAACGGCGGAGCGGCTGCATGTGAGCGTGGACACCGTAAAGCGGCTACGGCGCTCTGCTTACCGAAAATTGCAAGACGAAATCTATACTACACGTTGAGAGACGCGGTTCAAATTGAACCGCGTCTTTTTTGCGCACTTTTCTGCCCTTTTCCTGCCACTTTGAATGGAGGTTTTTGGCTTACTATGAAAGCAGAGCAAGGGAGGGATTCTCCGTGATTACAAATGGTAGAGAATACATTGACCGTCTGCGGGCGTGCGGAATGAGCGAATCCAGCGCCACAGATATTTGTTATAAATACGCAGCACAGGATGATGAAGAAGGGCTGGCTGAATTGGTGAGAGCAAACGAATTGCTCTACGATGACCGCCGGGAATATGTATAAGTATTTCAACCCCAATCCCTGCGGAAAAAATGTTGGAGACTGCACCGTGCGGGCGATCTCTAAGGCAACCGGGGTGGAGTGGGGCGAGGTGTATTTAAGGCTCTGCATCCAAGGGTATCTGGACGGCGATATGCCGTCGGCAAACGCTTGCTGGGGGCGGTATTTGCGAAGCAATGGATACAGACGGTACATTGTTCCGGATACTTGCCCGGATTGTTATACGGTTGGACAGTTTGCAACAGATCATCCGGCAGGCACTTATATTCTGGCTCTGTCCGGCCATGTGGTTTGCGTGCAAGATGGCACAATCTGGGATAGCTGGGACAGCAGCAACGAAAACGTATTGTATTACTGGGTTAAGGAGGACTGATTATGGCTTACACACCTTACGGATGGCAGAACCCCTATTATCCGCCCCCAATGCAAGACAATCTGATGCAGATGCGGCAAATGCAGCAGCCCCAGATGCAACCTCAAATGCTGCAGGCCCCGCAAAACCCGGTGGCGCAGAGCGGCGTCCAGTGGGTAGCCGGTGAGCAGGAGGCCCGCAACTGGATGATTGCTCCCAATGCCGCCGTGGCTTTGTGGGACAGCTCCGCGCCTACGGTGTACCTCAAGAAGGCGGATGCCAGCGGTAAACCGTCCCTCACGATTTATGACCTCGTAGAACGCACAGAAACGCCCCGTACAGCCACGCAGGAAAAGGGCGTGGAGTTTGTCACCAGAAAAGAATTCGACGCACTAGCGGCGCTTGTGGGCGAATTGAAGGGCAAGAAGAAGCGCAAGGTAGAGGAGGAAGAGGACGATGAGTAACAATCCGTTTTTCAATGCGTTAGGTGGCGGACAGATGCCGGGGTCGATGAGCGGCTTTCCTCAGCTTTTACAGCAGTTCAAGCAGTTCAAGGCAAGTTTTAAAGGCGACCCAAAAGCGGAAGTGGAGAAGATGCTGCAAAGCGGCAAAATCTCACAAGATCAGTTGAACAAGATACAGTCAATGGCAAACCAATTTCAGGGGCTTTTCAAGTAATCAAAATCGTGGCCACGGTTTGATATAAATATTTTTTCAAAAGGAGTGATACTATGTCTCTTTCCTCTGACGGCACCATGCTGACTATGCCTGTGGCTCCTGCCAACACCGGAAACGGTAACGGCTTCGGCTGGGGCGGCGATGGCGCATGGTGGATCGTGCTGTTCCTCATTTTCGCTGCGTTCGGTGGCTGGGGTAACGGCTTTGGTTTCGGTGGCGGCGGCAACGGCGTGATGGACGGTTATGTCCTGACCTCTGATTTTGCCAATGTCGAGCGCAAGATCGACAGTGTAAATCAGGGTCTTTGCGACGGATTTTACCAGCAGGCGCAGCTCATCAACAACACCAACATGGCAATGGCAAACGGCTTCGGACAGGCCGAGCTTTCCCGCGCCAACCAGCAGGCGGCTCTTATGCAGCAGTTGACTGCCATGCAGATGCAGGCCGCTGAATGCTGCTGCAACACCCAGCGCAGCATCGAGGGCGTGCGCTATGATATGGCGGCGCAGGCTTGCGACACCCGGAACACGGTGCAGAACGCCACCCGGGACATCATCGACGCAATGAACAACGGATTCCGCGGAGTTGATCAGCGCTTGACCGCACAGGAGATCGCTGCGAAGGATGCGAAGATTGCTGAACAGAACCAGCGTCTTTTTGCTGCTGACCTCGCCGCCTCTCAGTCTGCTCAGACGCTTGATATGCGCAACTATGTTAGCGCACAGTTCGCGTATTACAATCCGCGCCCCGTTCCCTCGTTCAGCGTTCCTGCTCCGTACCAGTATACTGGATGCGGCAATCAGTACAACTGCAACGGGTGCGGCTGCTGACAACTGCATAGCATAGCTTTTTCCCCATGCTGGGGAAATGGTCGGCCCCGTGCCGATACTACGACAACGCGGCGGGGCAATAGCCCTGCCGCTGATTTTATGAAAGGAGTTTTCTATGCCTGAATACACTGCGATTGCCACGCAGACTGTGGCGGCAAACCAGAACGTGCTTTTTACGGAAGCACCGATCCCCTGCACTAAGGGCCTTGTGACGCACCGCGCAGGCTCTGGCCTGTTTAACCTCCGTGGTAACTGCTCCCAGTGCCGCGTCCGCTATAAGGTGGACTTTATCGGCAATATTGCCGTAAGCACCGGCGGGACCCCCGGCCCCATCTCCGTTGCCATTGCGGTTGACGGTGAGCCGCTCCCGTCCTCCGTTGCGACGGTGACGCCCACGGTTGCGGGGGCATTTTTTAACGT